ACTCTTGTGATTATACTATCAAGTTCATGGAAATTCAAGTTCTGACATTCATCCACAATTAGTACTGCATTATTAATTGTTATTCCTCTAATAAATGACGTACTCATAAATTTAACATTGTTCTGCTGCTTCAAAGAATCATATGCATCTTTCATACCAAAAAGCTCCCTACAGATTGCTCTGTATGGAGCTTCGTAAATTGACACTTTTTCTTGCTCGTCTCCAGGTAAAAAACCAATGTCCCTTGTAGTTACCGCTGATCTGACGATAAACACATCATCAAATACTGTTCCAGCGTCTAGAACTTCCTCTAGTGCTAAATAAAGGCTCATAAATGTTTTACCAGTTCCAGCAATTCCGTGAAGTAGTAAGTGGTTTCCTTCTTTGTATGCTTTAAAAGTTTTTTCTTGGTTGGGGGTGATAGGTGAGAAGGTTAATAGGTCGTCAATTCTAACTTTTTTAAGATGGTGCTTACCATTACCGTTTAAATTCGGCAAAGATATCTCCTTTTTAATTTTTTTGTGTTGAAGCAAAATACTTCATTAACTCAGTATATCCTCCTATGTATTGATCCTCAAGAAAAATTTGTGGAACAGTCTTAGCATTGGGTACAACTCTCAAAAGATCATCTTTAGTATACCCATTAGTACCTATTTTCTTAATATCAACTTCATACCCTCTTCTCTTTAGTTCATCTATTGCAAGGGTACAAAAAGGACAAGGACCTTTACTCCACACTATCGCTCGAATAATGGGGGTTGAACTCTCCATCTGGGTGCCTCTCTTTTAACTTATTTACATTGTACTCAATTACGTCATTTGGGTTTAGTTTTAGTGCTGTACATGCATTGATCCAGTACCACATTATATCTCCTAATTCACTTTTCATAGCATCAGTCTTATCTTCTATATCTTTACCGTGAAATAGTACTTTCTTTACATGCTCATTGAACTCTCCAACTTCGCCTGATAAACCGATAGACGCGGTAGCTAGTCTGGCGATGTTAACCTCTGAAGTCTCTAATGATTCAATACGACGTTGAAATTCTCTTGGGTTTTTTGATGTTGAAGATGTTACAGCATCTACAAATTTAGCATATTTAGTTAAGTCTATCATTTTTTATCCTATTCAAAATTTCTTGTTTCCTTGTATCAGTGGCTTTAGACCACTCAGTTATTTCATTAGTGGTTCTACCACACCCAATACACACCCTCCCAACGAGGGTGCATATCTTAATACAGGGTGAGGTTAGATCAGGCACGCATCACCATCACAGAATTTATTAGCGTCTTGGTTATCACCTTCATGATTTAGTAAGGCAAAATTAAGAGGCTTCAAAGTAGCTGCGTAATCAGAGATTTCGTCTCTTGGTGTAGCGATATACGGTGCTTGAGCATATCCGTGCTCACTAAGAGGTAGTAAAGATACTCCCTTTAGTCTCGAGTCATAGCAAGACAAAGCTCTTGCGATTTGGTCTGCTTCATCTGGCTTAAACGTAATTGTGATAGAAACCTGGTTGTCTGCCCAATAATGTTGTAAGTCAACCGCGTTAGCAAACTGCTCCCAAATTGATACTGATGTTTTTGCTACAGTCTCTTCTTCATGAAGCACTGGGAAGTATACAACAACAGTACGAACAGGGTCACTAACAGCAGGCTCGATACGATAGCCAGCTTCTTGTAGAATAGGAACAAGAGGAGAAATAGTAGCAAGTCTTACTGTACGATAGTATGCATCAGATTCAGCATAATGAATACCTGGTAACGCGCCAGCAACAAGCGATACTGTGCCTGAAGGTTTGACAGACGTTGATTTACGAGATAGCGGGACACCCATCCACTCTGAGTATTTACGGTCTACATATTGAACATATGTATATGCTCTGTCACAGAATTCATCTAAGTATGTTCTACGACCAAATTTCAAAATTGCTTCTTGAATACCACTCTGTGAGGCACCAATTCTGCGATTACGCTTAATCACATCGTTTGTATCTTGCCAGTGAGTTGCCATCAACGTCACAGTTTTTGCGTACAAATACGCAAATTTTAATGTACGTTGATAGTCCCAGTAATCCGTGTGTTTAGCAGGGAAAGTTTCTACCAAACAGCATAGTTCATAAGACTCAAGTGACTGTTCTAAGCAAGGATTGCCACCTTTTACACGACGATCTTTCCAATCAGCAGGGTCTTTCATGCGACTATATTTTTGCATATTTTCTAACCAAGCAAACCCAGGCTCGCCTGAGATGGCAATAGATCTAGCAGCATCAGTATAGTCTTGTCCTACTTTTGCAAAGATAGAATTATTCGAGGCCCAACGCCAACCACCAAACTTATATGACCACTCTTCGTTTTCATATTTTTTAGCGATTTCACCGCGAGCGTTCCAGTCTCCGTTATACGTGTCGTAGTCTTCTTTAGAAACATCAGCAAGCTCTTCAGGAGCTAATGAACCTGTTTCAACCCCAGAACGTTGCCAGTCTTTCATTGTCATAAAGTCTAGATCTTCTGGTTCACCAAACGCAATTTCTGCTGTGCGTCTAACATTTCCTGCTACGACTACCTTACCAATCATATTCATGATGTCTGTTATATCAACAGAAGTAATCAAAGGATCATTAGAGTTTGCACGTTTTTGAAGAACTCCTTTAATACCATTAAAGCCTTGAATAAGTGGTTCTGGACCAGAAGCTACACCACCAAAACCATTGATAGGTTCTCCATATGCACGAACTAGTGACGTATCAATTTTTACTGGTTGTGATCCCTCTTCTAGGTAAGAATCAATTAAGCAAGAAATTGCTTCTACCCAACCCTCACGAGAGTCTTCAACGGTAATGACTTCGGGGTCCCCTTCTGGAATCACGGAAGTAATTTTACCAGCACCTTTAGTGTCAAAACCTACACCAACTCCTAGCATTGACATATCCATCAAGAAAGCAAAAGACTTTGACAGTTCAGCATCGATATCTTCTGTAGATACAAAAGCACAGTTGTTTAGAGCTGCTCCACCTTTATCCCAAATGAAAGGGGTTCCCATCATCCAGAGACCTCTACCAGGAGGCATCCATTTAAATTCAAATAATCGTTCGGCAGCTTCTTCTGCTAATTTGTGTGCACGCTTTTCGTCCCATGTGATATAGGAAGAAATAGCATTTGTTTTAAGGATTGAAAAGAATCCTTCAATAACACGGGTTACACACTCAGCCCATGTTTCTAGGTTACCATTCACTGTTTTACGAGCATAGGTACGATAGTAAGTAAACTCTGAGAGTCCACCATAACCCCAATTTACTGGAGTATTCTGTAGTTTTTCTTTAAATTCTTTGCGGAATGCAAATTGAATCGGAAATTTTCCGGGTGCGATCATTAGTTTCTCCTAAACGCATTTAGATTAGTAATCACTGACGGATCAGCTGTTACTGTATACTAGAAATATTTTCATTTTTTACGATAGATACTTTATCTATCAAGGGGTGGGTAAAGTCATGAGAGATTAGAAATACATTAAGATGTTCTTCATTTTGTAGAACTTCAATAAGTTTTTCTTTTCCTTCATCGTCAAGAACGCCTGTAATCTCATCAAGGAATAAGAGATTAACACTGCTTCCTCCAAGTTTTGAAAGCAGACTACGTATTGCTAAAAGAATGGAAGTTTGGATGCGAGAGAACTCACCTCCAGAGACAGTTTCAATAGGAGTGGCAATACCGTTATTGATTACTGAAATGTTAAGTTTTTCTTTATCAAGCTTGAACTCTACCTGAAATTGACCATCACTCAATAAAGAAAGATAATGATTTATTGATACTTCTAATTCTTTTGTCAAGTTCTCTAGTTTAAAAGCTACAATACCCGATGTTGAGAATGCTTTCTTTAAAATGTTAAGAGAATTTGCCTGAGATTGTTTAAAGATAGTATCACTTTTAACAGCATTTTGTCTATTTGTAAAATCTAATTTTTGTTCCAAAAGAGCATCTACTCTTGCATTGTGAATTCCTACATTCTTGTTATGCTCGAGTGCATTAAAGGCTAGTTCATCTTGTATAGTAAAATTGTCACTTAGTACCTTTATGTTAGCCATTATATCACTTGCATCAGGATGTTGCTTAGGTAAAGATGTGTCAATAAGTTGAGCCAGAGTCTCAAATCTCTCAATTTTTCTTTTGTTCTCTGCGAACAGTTTTTTCTTATCGTCTATAATCTTAATCTCATTACTCCACTTAGTAGCTTTCGTCATACCCTCTAAATGAAGTGTTGTTTTTGTATTTAGTTGATCTTTGAGGTCAGCTTTTAATTTTTCAAGGTGCGTAGTATCAATAGTCTGCCCACAAGCAGGACAGGTATCATTGACTTTTATGTTTGAGATATCACTTTCAAGCTGACTGATATCTCTTTTTAACATGATTAAGTCTTGTTTTAGAGTTTGATACTCATCCCAAAACTCAAACTCTTGCGGCTCTTGTAAACCTGTTTGAAACTGTAAAGAGTCTCTTTCTTCAATATACATATTGTTCTTATCGATTTTTTTATTTGTTGTCGTAAGATTATCTAACTCAGACTGAAGAACACCGATTTCTTGTTGCAAAGATTGATCAACTTCAGGTACGAATACCTCAGATTTCTTTTCTGGTACATCAGTAACAGAGAGAAAGTCTTCAATAGATTTTAGCTCACCCTGCAGCCTTACAAGTTCTCTATCTACTGTGGCAGCTCTTACTTTAATTTTTTCTCCAATCTCAATGTACTTTTGTAGATTGAAAAGGTTGATTAAAAACTTTTTTCGATTTGCGTCTGTTGCTTTTAAAAATTCAAGCAAATCAGTTGATGATTGATATGTTAGTTGTGAGAACACTTCAAAGTCTAATCCAACAATTTCTTGTATCTTTTTATAAGTGTCTAGCACTTTGTGATCAGATATGTCTTCTCCGTTTTTGGTTAGCTTTACTTTTGTTGATGCACCGTTTCGTTGTACAATTACATTATAGTTATCTCTATCTAGTGTAAACTCTAGTGAACCATACCAGGTCTTTCCTTTTACCCACCTATTCAAGATGTCTGTTTTTTTGATACCCTTTACATTTTTGTTAAAAAGAATCTCTTGGATGATCATCGCGATAGAAGACTTACCGCTACCATTTGGCGCAGTAAGCTGAGTGATTCTATTCCCGTCTAGGTTCATAACGTTTGTTTTACCATATGAAAACATATTCGAAAAAGT